TTTTTAGAAGACTGCAAAGTGATTGCACCAATCATGCCGTTGCGACCTTGATAGGCCTCGGCAAAATTGTCAGCCAAGTCGATGATATTCTCATAGAACTTTTGCAACGCTTTGTGCTTGGAATAGCTGCGTGTGTTCAGATGTACGCTGTGCGTAACATCGCGCGCTAAGAAAAACATTCCTACGAAATCTGCAACTTTCATTGTTGTGGTTCCATCATTGGTGGTTGCATTTGATCGGGCGGCATCATGCCTTGGTCAGGCGGCATCATGCCTTGATCCATAGGTGGCTGCATCATGTCTTGTTCCATAGGTGGCATCTCAAATTGCTGGCGCTGCGGTGCGCCGCCAATTAGGTCACCCGTATCCATAGCGGCTGCAACCGTGCCCATCACAATGTCTTGAATCTGCTCAAAGGTCATACCGGCTTGGACTGCTGAGATACGCTTGGTTTCCGCATCAAAGGCTTTGATCTGCGCCTCATAGTCTTTGCGCTCAGACTCTTGAACTTCCATAGACTTAGCCACGTTTTGCAGCATGGAGTGCATCTGTTCCATCTCTTTAGCCATGGCTTGCATCTGCTGCTCGGCGGCCTGCAAGGCGGGGTCTTTGTCGCCATCGTCCATCAATTTTGGATCAATGGTTTTGGCAAAGCGTTTAGCCATCTCTTGCGCACCAGGCCAATCCATGTTCTTGATAAACAGATCGCCCGCAACCGCCCACAGTTGTGGGTTGCCTTGGAGTAATTGACCCATAGATTCCAACGCTTCTTGGCGTTTGGTCATGTAGCTTGGGCCGGTCGTGACCATCACGTCGTAAGTGCCGACACCAGGGTTGTAAATCTTGTCGATTTCAATACCGTTTTGGTCAACAATTCGTTTGACCGGCTCTTGCTGCATGGGGTCGATCTTAGCCGAGTCAGGCTCACCGTCCTCGCCCATGATTCTAGCTACCCGCTGTGTGTCGTAAATCTTAGGCACTAAGCCAATGATTTGGCGTGTAATGTGGCGCACGGCGCGCGCCAAGTTATCAACGTAGTGGTATGTGCCGGTATCAGCCTGACGCTCACGCGCCATGATAGCCTTGCCAGAACGCTCATTGGACGTTTGCCCAAGGCTTGAGTCATATTGTCCTGTCGTAGATTTAATATCGTCGCTAGCGCCCGCTTTGGCTTGCAACAAGCCACTTGACGCCATAGGGGGTTGGGCGCGTTGGGGGAGCGGTAATGCACTACCCGCACCGTCGGTCACATCAGGGTTAACTTCCAAATACGGCCAGTTGGTCGTGTTGGCAGTTTTCCATTGTGTTTCGTAGCCTTCAAACTGACCGCCATAGCCGATAAACGGTGCTTTGGGCGCCAAAGCCAACATCTCAGCTTCTTGGCTTACCCAATAGTTGTACATCCTCTGTGCGTCCTTGGCATTACGAACAATGCCCGACACATGAATGCGCCCGTCAATCTCAAATTCGTTGCCAACCACCCGCACAACCGGAATCCAATCGCCCGCCCAATCGTTATGCTCAAGCACTTCAAAGCCGTTAATCTTGCAATGTTTGACTTTTTTAATGTCAACCAAGCGACTTTTGATTGGCTTCATACCCAACTGAACCATTTGCTGGTCTTCAGGTGAGCCTTTCATGGCACTAACATTTCCGTAATACAGGTTTAGTGTAGCTTTTTCGTGTTCAACATAGTAATAATCGGCAATCCGAATAGTATCTACGCTTAACCAAGGTGCGTAGGATTCGTTACCCACGCTTTGCGCCTGTAAGGACGACACAGGTTGTGCGTCGGGAAACATACGCTCAAAGTCTTCAAGCATCAGGTCTTCGGTCACAAAACACCATTGAGCGTCCGAGCCGCACGGGTCTTGGATCGTTGGATCCATGTAGACTGAAAAAGAGTTGCGAATACGCCCGATCTTGATGTTTTGGTCAAACGAATTGGGGCTTTCGTACTCGGTAAGCAACCGAATATAGCCCTCACCATACGCCACTTGGTTTTCACAAGCGGTGTCATACGCCACATCTGCGTCAGACATATACTCAATGTGACGCACCATGCCGTTGAAAATCTCAGCCACTTCAATGTCAGCCTTGTCGTCAGCGGGGATTACTTTCCCGCTTGGTCGATTTTGGCGTTGGTCGTTGGTGACTTGTCTGACGTGCTGGGGAAGCTTGTTGATGGTAAGGCAGGGGCGCGCATTGATGGTTTGCCCTTGGACTGAACCTCGCGTAGCGAGTACGTCGGCTGGCCATTGGAACTGGTTGTCAGGGCTTGCTGCGTAGAATCGAAGGTCATCAAGTTCATCCTCACGGCTATCAGAATAGGCGGCAATCGCCATTGTCATGCGATGCAATGCGGTTTCTATGATGTCTTTGTCTTTCATACCAATCCGATTACGTCCTTGTCTTTCATCAGGATCAAATCTTCGTACTTGCGGTCAATTGTACCGCTGTACATGACATGATCACCTACGGCAACCATTAAGGGCCGTTTGGAGTCTTTCTTGCCTAGCCCAACTGCCACCACCACGCCTGTGCGGGTGTCTTCCTCGGGCATAATAATCAGCCCGCTTTGCACAAACGGGTCAGGGCGCACCGCAATATTGTCGTGTAGTGGTTGGATCATTTCTTCTTTGCAGTTTTGGCTGATTGTTTAAAATCTTTGGCGGTCGGCGCACCGGCGGCGCCAGGCTTACGCATCTTCTCACCCGATCCTGCTTTAATGCGCTCTTGTTTGGCGTGGATATTTGAGTAGAGTCCGGTCTTAGCCATTATGCACAATGAATGATTGCAAAGTTAAGGACAACAGCTTCAGCGAGTGGGCTTGCGCTGATATTACGCAAGGTAATGGTAGCCGAGCCCGCCGCCATGCTTGACACCCAAGCGTTGTACGCGCCTGACGTGCCGTTGGTGACGTTCAGAATCAGTACGTCTTTAGCGGATAACAAGCTGTTGGTCAGCGTAAAGGTGACGTTGGTGGTTGCAGCCAAAGAGGCGGCGTTTAGCGTAATCTGACCGGCTGACGTATTTAGCGTCACACCGGTAGATTTGCTTGTAAGCTGAGTGACCGCACCTTGGGCGATAGCGGCGTAACCAATCTCTGTGTCTGCGTAAACAGTTGTACCTTCGATTGTGCTAGGTGTTGTTAAGCCAATAGGCGAATTGTCAACGGTACCGCCAGAGATAATTTGATCGCTAAAAGCGACACCGATTGCTTGTGTATTAGGCATTTCAAGCTCCCATCCAAGAAGTTTGTAAACTATTAGTTGATTGACTACGGCGCTTTGGTTCTGCGTACTCTCGGTGCGCGACGGGGAATGCAAACGTCACGCATATAGCATCTGCTGCATCAGGCGAGGCTAGGCCCCGCGCTTTCATGTCTTTCTTAGACTCTAAAAAGATCGTACCTTTAGAGTCGGGTTTCATTACTGGTGATATTAAATCAGTTTTAAGTATCCTGTCACTAGGAATCGACGCGGTTTTCAACCAATTTCGCATATCGCCCCACATTTGTGCCCTTAAATTACCATACATAAGCGGGTTTTTTGATTTATTTCCAAAATTCACGCCCCGAATCTTGTACCGCTGCTCTTTTAGGCGGTCTACAACCCCACCACCCACGCCGCCTTCGTCGATTACCACCAACGCGGGCTTATATTCCTCAATACACTCAATAACGTGCCCTACAACGGTCATCGTATCGTCGCCTTTGAAGCGTTTAATGCCAATAATGTCACGCCCTTGCCTGATGGCGATCACGGTCGAGTCAGAACCAAAGCGCGCTGGGTCAACGCCCACAATAATGGGGGCGCTCAAGTCTTTAAGCCGTGGGCGCCGCATGGCTTCATCAACGATTGATGATGATATGAACTGATCATCACCCGCAGAGGGAAAGTCACCATAGACCTCAACCGCAGCTTGGCTAGAGTCAGCACCATATTCGTCAATGATCTGCTGATAGACCGCCTTGTCCGTACCCTCGACCGTGCGCGCATCTACAATCTTGGTATTCCAAAAGTCACGCTTAGAGTTGTGGCATTCGTAGAAGTAACCGGTGTTGCGACGCGGGTTAGAAAACGCCAACCAAAAACGGTTGGGCGTGTTCTCGGTAAAAAAGCCAGCAGTCACCGCCCAAATGGCGTCGTCAATACCGCTTGCTTCATCAAAGATCACCATCACACCGTCGTAGTTGTGAACCCCCGCGTACGCGTCAGGGTTCTCGCTTGACCAAAGCCGTCCTTCCACCGACCAATAGCGTGTGCCTTTCTTTAAGTCACGCTCGACTAGTTCGGTAATCCACTTAGCGGGCATGAGTCGCGTTGCGCTGACCTCAAACCAATGTGAGTTCAAAGACATCGCCAACCACTTGGTAATCTCTGCCCAGGTGACTGACCGGAGCTGCGATTCGCTGTTGGCTGAAATGATGGTAGTCGAGCCAATGCGTGTGGACAACATCCATAGGGTTAGCCAACTGACTAACGCCGATTTGCCAATACCGCGACCGGATGATGTCGCCATGCGGAAGGTGTTGAAATCCACCAAGCCATTGTTAGCTTTAATATGGGCGGTCAGGTCAGACAAGACCTCGCGTTGCCAACGGCGTGGGCCGGAGAAGTTCTCAAGCGGCGTACCTTTTTGCCCCCAGGGGAATGCGTACAAGACAAAAGATAGGGGATCGTCTTTGATCTTAGGCGCCCAGAGGCGGCTCATTAGAGCCATCTCTTCGTCTGGGGAGTAGAGGGGGGTTTGCATGAGGCTGATTGTAAATGAAGAAATAATAATAAAAAATAAATTTTTGGGGTGAATCCTCCGCTAGCTAGGGCTCCTCGGCAGGGCTCCCCCCCCCTACCCCCTGGCTGTTGCGTTGCAGCATTGCTGCACTGCGGCACGACTATGGTGCGCTGCAACATAGTGCAATGCAACATGACATGATGCAATGCAACATTCACAGCTCAAGCATTGTGCGATGCAACATCGATATATTGATTTATTGTGAGCATTTGTGAGCATTGTGAGCAAAAGTGTGCTATTGTATGTATTCCCTAATCTGATTTATCACACCTGGAGCATTACATGCTATCAATATCTAGCGACGCAAAAACAGTAAAAGGTTTAAAACTTGGTTTTCTTACCGGCATACTGTATCTAACACCTAGCGACCTATCAGGCCAACAGGTTTGCCCTATGGCCAAGCTTGCAGAATGCGAGGCGCCATGCTTGTTTAGTGCTGGCCGTGGCGCGTTTACTAGCGTGCAGATCGCCAGGCTATCTAAAACAGATTGGTTTTTTAACGATCGTGAATCGTTTATGCTCGAATTGATCGATAGTGTTTTTGCTTTAATCCGTCAGGCCATGCGTCAGGATTTAACGCCAGTGGTACGCCTAAACGGCACTAGCGACATTAGATGGGAAAGCATACCAGTCACTTACCGCGGCATTACATACACAAGTATTTTTGCCCTATTTCCCCAAGTACAGTTTTACGACTACACCAAGCTTGCAAACCGTAAAAACGTACCAAGCAATTACGATCTGACATTTTCCTATAGTGGCGCGCTGGCATACCAAAAGTATGTCCAGCAAGCAATTGCTAACAAAATGCGTATTGCTGTAGTGTTTAGAACCGTGGCCGATATCCCTAAAAGCTTTTTGGGTTTGCGCGTGATACCTGGCGATAACTCGGATATCCGTCACGTAGAACCAAAAAATAGAATAGTGGCCTTATATGCCAAAGGCCAAGCCAAAAAGGATACAGGCCCTTTTGTAGTTGATACCCTGCGTCGCATTATCCCCATTAAATTAGCAGCATAAACCCCCACGGCCACGCGAGTGGCCATTATTTAAAGGACTAACCATGTCAGAGAAAATCCACGCAGCGCTAGGGCTCGTACTAATGTTCATTGCCCTAATCCTTTTCAATTTTATTTGAGATCCACAATGACCATTTCCCTGATTGCAGCAGGTCTAGTCATACTAGCAATATTAGTCTTCGACCTATAACCCATCTAAAACGCATCAGAACCCGCTTAGGCGGGTTTTTTTACGCCCCCTATACATTCACCCTCAATTAACCATAAAATGCGCTAACGTGTATCAGGGACAAACCATGTCACAAGTAATTGAAAAGAAAAGAAGAGGATTGCATAATCTTGCTTACACCGAACGCGAGATATGGCCTCAGATCCTCGAACGCATCTCAAGCGGTCAAAGCTTAGTGGGTGCCGCTAAATCGCTCCAGATCCCCTATGCTCAAGCCAAATATCACTTGCGACAAAACGAAGATTTAAAAAAGAAGTATTACTTAGCTATAGAAGAGCGTGGCGACTACCTAGCAGATGAGTTAGTTGATCTTGCCGATGAGATGCCACCACCAGACCTTGATCCCGCTTTAATCAACGCCTGGGTGAATCGTCAAAGGCTTAGGATCGATGCTCGTAAGTGGAGCGCCTCAAAACTCAGACCAAAACAATGGGGCGACAAAATCGATGTGAGTGTTACACACACACAAATATCCATTGTGCAAGCTTTGGAGCAGGCCGAGGCTAGGCTTTTGGATGTGACCGATATCACCCCAAACGAATCTAAAACTCTAGATTAGCGGTACAGCGGTACACAGCGGTACATAGCGGTACAAGTGAAATCTGTATATGTACTGCTAACCCCCCAAGGTTAGCGGTACAGGGTATGTATCCTTAGGTGTACCGGTACCGCAGTACTGCTAATTTTTGATCACTTTTTGATCATATTTTAAGGGTTAACCCCAATAACCCACAATTAGCGGTACATTAACGGTACAAATATTATTACTCCCCATCCGACTCTTTTTTGTACGATTTCGGCATCACATAACCCGAATCATGGCGACCTGCACGCTTCTCAATTGGGGCTTCAAATGGCGTATAAATGGCGTTAATCATGCCACGCGCAACCATGGCATCGATCACCTCAAGGGCTTGATTTTTGTTGCCACCAATACGCTCGGCGAGTTCAGTTTTAGTGCGGTATTCAGTTTTATTAAGTAAATTCAGCGCCGATATAACCGCCTCCTCCTTTTGCTTTAACAATAATTGTCGGGCTGCTAAATCTGCATCCTTTCGGTTCTTTTCTTTTACCTTTGCTATCTCACTTTTACCCCCAGCTTCAACGATTTCAGGCACCCCATGGATCAGGGTTTCGGTTATTTTGTTGCCCAAGATGTCATGCGTCTGAATCACGTTAATGCTTGCGCCAAACAGGATCCCGTCCGCGCGGGCAAAGAATCGATGCTTAGCAGATACGATCTCAAGCCACCGCTTACCGTCATCTTCTTTGATCATGTACATGACTTGGTTAGCGTCAGCCTCCCAAGCGCCTGCCCCCCTGGCGCTGAAATCGACCACATCGGCGCGCTTGAGTGCTTTGGCAATATGACCGACCAATACAAGTGGGATGCCCCTAAACTTCTGTTTAAGGACTGCCATGGCGCGTCCGACCTCGCTGTTGTCGGACTCATTTTCAAGATCAAATACGCTGTTATTGGTATCAAACACTACAACGGGGTTAGTGCGGTATACCTCACCGTCTGCACTGATGTTATCAACTGCCATAGTTTCATAGAATGGTGCGACCTGGGCGACTATCTCGGGCGCCAAGCGGGCGGCTGCGACCACCTTGATCCATTCGGACACCTCGCGGGCGCTGTGGGTGCCAAAATGCCCTGCCTCACGCATCGATCGCAAAATACGCAAAGCCTGTTTAGGATCCTCAGATACCCAGATCAACTTGCGACGAAGGAGAGGTTTAAGGGGATCGTCAGGGTCGCAGAGATGGGTGACACGGGTAAGAAGGGGCAACAATTGGGTGGTCTTGCCCGATGCTGCTGAGCCAACCACCAACACCACGCCTGCTTCCATAATGCCGTCTAACACGTACTCGGTGGGGGGGATATTGTCTAGATCGTAATGTACGAAGGTTGATAAGGGGTGAGGCGATTGCTCACGGATCAAGTTCTCGGCTGCTGCATCACCAAGTGCTGCGGAGGCGCCGATGTCATGCTCGGGGGCGTAGCGGGCGATACTCTCGGCAATACGCTTAACATCGGACGCGGGTAACGGGATATCGCACCGCTCGGCGTTCGCTGCGCTAATGGCTGCAAATATTTCGCTGCTTGAGAAGCCATTACGACGCATAGAACCCGCCATAGACGCCAATCCCGCATTACGATTACCGGTGATCAACTCACCATCTGTTGCCGTCACAATGACTTTGCGTACTGCCATCGCTGCTAACCACGTTTCTGGTATCGCAAAGGGGCTAATCCCATCTGTAGGGTCGCCTGACGCTTCCCATGCGTACTCACGATCGTTCACACTTGACGGGGTGACAACAAAATACCGCCCATTGGCTAGAAAATCAACGCCACGGCGCAACTCACAACTTTTTAGATTCTCGCGGGCTTGGGCGATGTAATGCTGCCCGCCTCCCGCAGTCAGTTGGCATATTCCGTCAGGTACGGCGCCGTGCTCTGCTGTAAAATCATCCCAAGACTCGCTTCCACCATTGCGCGGGTCAATGTCAAACACCACAATACCGCTCTTTTCACCTGCTGCAATACCAATATTAAACTCTGGATTAGCAGACCACCAAGCTTTGATCTGCTCGGGATCGGTAGTCGCATCATGCACCCCATGCGCTGACGCTGGGCGCTTATCGTTTGGAATTAGCGGTAAGACGTGCCAACCCCAAGACGCATAAGTAAGTGCGGCCTCTAACTTTGTTGTTGTTGTCATATGGAGGCTCATGGTTTGGGATCAAAATACTCAGACAACTTTTTAATCACTTCATAGGAAGGATTCTTGTTTGCACCGTTTTTGATGTTCAGCAAGGTGTTGTAATGCACCCCCGCCAACTCCGCAACAATAGGCACCGACCTGTCGTGCATCAACTCCCGAATCTGTTCAATCGTCAACATTTTTGCACCTTTTTAAATTAAATTGAATTATCTTGTTGACACAATAACATTTATCGTGCAATAATTCAATCAATCGCTAAACGGAGCCCCGACAAGCGATCAACTTAGGAGAGCCACATGGCTATCAATCTACGCAGTACCAAAGGTCTACACGCCAATGGTGTGAAGTTGTTGGTTTACGCACAAGCAGGCGCCGGTAAAACAAGCCTGATCCCCACCCTGCCAAACCCTGTTGTGTTATCGGCTGAAGGTGGGTTGTTATCAATTGTCGATGCAGACCTACCTTTTGTCGAGGTGTCATCTTACGACACCCTGATGGAAGCGTATCGTTGGTTGATTGAATCAGACGAAGCAAAACAGTTTGAGTCGATTGCACTTGATTCGATTTCAGAGATCGCCGAGGTGGTGCTGAACCATGAGAAGAAAATTGCAAAAGATCCGAGGCAGGCTTATGGCGCCATGCAAGAGCAGATGTATGACATTATTCGCGCCTTTCGCGATATACCTGGCAAGCATATATATTTCACAGCGAAGTGTGAGAAGACTGCTGATGAGTCGGGGCGCATTCTCTACGCGCCGTCGATGCCAGGCAACAAAACTGGTCAAGCGCTGCCTTACTTCTTTGATGAAGTGTTGGCATTACGCGTTGAGAAAGATGCAGAGGGTGTGGCACAACGTGCGTTGATGTGTGACTCAGACGGCATTTGGCAAGCCAAAGATCGCTCGGGCAAGCTTGACACTTGGGAGGCGCCGGATCTCAGCGCCATTATTGCAAAGATTGGGGGTTGATCATGACACTTTATCAACAATGGCTTGACGCCAAAGCAGCAGAAAAGAAAGCGATGGATGATCGTCGCGCGATCGAAGACCAACTGGTTGCAGACTTGGGTATTGCCAAGACTCTAGACGGCACACAAAACGTTGAGGTCGAGGGCTACAAGGTCAAGATCGTTGGTCGCCTTGACCGCAAAGTAAACAGCGACAAGTTGCAGGATCTTGCCGCTGAGTATGGCCTGACTGAACACCTGTCGAGCCTGTTTCGTTGGAAGCCTGAGATCAATGCTTCGGCATGGAAATCAGCAGACCCACGCATCACCGAGCCGTTGCTTGATGCAATCACAAGCACCAACGGTCGCCCATCTTTTACCATTACTAAGGAATAAATATCATGGCACAGTTAAACGAAACCTTCAGCGTTGACGCGCTCCCCGTATCCGATCGCAACTTTGAGCCTTTGCCCGCGGGTTGGTACACCGCGGTGGTTAATGGTGCAGAGATCAAAAACACCAAAGCCGGCACGGGTCAATACATTGCCGTGCGCTATGACATCACCGGCCCAACGCACCAGGGCAGGGTTGTCTTTGGCAACTTGAACATCAAAAACCCAAACCCCAAGGCCGAAGAGATCGGTCGCCAGCAACTCGGCGAACTGATGCGCGCAATTGGACTGTCAACTGTGCAAGACACGGATCAGTTGATTGGTGGTCAGTTGCAGATCAAGCTGGACGTGCGCGAGAGTGAGCAGTATGGCGCGTCCAACGACGTCAAAGGGTTCAAATCTAATGGCTCGGCGCCACCCAAAGCCGCGCCAGTAGCAGCAGCAAGCACCAAAGCAGCACCACCTTGGGTTAAGAAGTAACACCATCAAAAAAGCGCCAAACCTTAGGGTTTGGTGCAAATTTATCAACTTAAAGGATTGCCATGTACACACAAGACCTAATTAATGCCGGACGCGCAGCGCGCGCTTTTAGAAATCCTGATTTATCGATTGATCAAGAAGATGAAGAAGCCCATTTTAAGGCAGTCGAAAAGATTGACGAAATAGTTGTAAAAATGAAAGCCAAAAACCCAAATGATTTTTGGGTAGATGGTTCTCCCGAGTACCGCAAGCTGACTGATGTTTGGGCAGCAGACCGTGCAGCACGTTTTTTTAACAGCACTAGGAGCTTAAAGTGATTGATTTAAATCTAACCGTAGCAGAAGTGAATTCCATTATCACAATGCTTGGACGTCAGCCTTACGAACAGGTCGAAGGCTTAATTGCCAAGATCCGCGCACAAGGCATTCCACAATTGCCAAAACCTGAAGTTGAGCCAAAAGAGTAAAAAAAATGCCCCTGACCTTACGGTTGGGGGCATAAAACTAAGGAGATACCATTGAAGATACCGGAATCAGAATACACCATTTCAGCCCTGATTGACAAGCACCATGAGTCGATTCAGAGCGAGCCACGCCCCCACATGGGTGCCTCGGTGTTGGGCCATGTCTGCGATCGGTGGTTGTGGCTATCGTTTCGCATGGCTGTGGTTGAAAGGTTCCCTGGGCGCATTTTGCGTTTGTTTAGACGTGGTCAAGACGAAGAGGCCAAGGTTGTGTCCGACTTGCGCGCCATTGGGCTGAACGTGCAAAAGACGGGTGAGAACCAGTCGCGCGTAGACTTTGGTTGCCATGTGTCAGGCAGCATGGATGGCATCATTGAATCAGGGGTGCCGGAGTCGCCTAACGCCCGCCACGTCTTGGAAATTAAGACGCACGGCAAGAAATCGTTTGATGATCTTGAAAAGAACGGGGTTGAGAAGTCTAAGCCTCAGCATTTTGTGCAGATGCAAGCGTACATGATGGGTGCTGGTGTTGACCGCGCTTTGTACTACGCTATCTGCAAAGACGACGATCGTATCTACACCGAGAGGGTGCGCTTTGATAAGGCCGTGGCACAAAAGGCGATCGACCGGGGTTATCGCTTGGTCAAAGCCGATCGTATGCCACCACCCATTAGCACCGACCCCACTTGGTTTGAGTGCCGGTTTTGCGCCGCGCATGAGTTTTGCCATAAGACTAAGCTAACCAAAGAAGTGAACTGTCGCACTTGCACCAACTCTACGGCGCGTGAGGACGGCACTTGGCATTGTGAGCAATATGACGTGGCATTGGACTTTGAGAACCAGAAGCAGGGCTGCGAGGCGCACGTTCTGCATCCAGATCTAGTGCCGTGGCAACATAAAGTTGAAGGCAAAGCAATCATTTGGATGACGCCGCATGGTGACATCAAGAATGGCGTAAGTGACTGGGAAACCTTTACAAGCCGTGAGATTGTGGCGAATGCCCCTGCGTGTGCAAGTCGCGACAAATTTGTGGATGAAGCGCGCGAGATATTTGGTGCGAAGGTGGTGGGGTAATGTTGCGCGATTACCAACAACGCGCGATCGACCAGCTGTACGCCTGGTTCAACGCGCACCCGATCGGCAACCCATGTTTGGTGTTGCCCACCGGCTCGGGCAAAAGCCACATTGTGGCTGCACTTTGTAAAAATGCCCTACAAGAGTGGCCTGAAACCACCATCCTGATGCTCACCCACGTCAAAGAATTAATTGTGCAGAATGCCGAGAAGATGCGCTTGCATTGGGCAAACGCCCCCTTGGGTATTTACTCGGCAGGTATCGGTAAGCGTCAGTTGGGTGAGCCGATCACGTTTGCAGGGATCCAGTCGGTAAGAACCAAGGCACCGCTGCTTGGTCACATTGACCTGGTGATTATCGATGAGTGTCACCTAGTGAGCCACAAAGATGAGGGTGGATACCGCAGCCTTTTAAACGACCTACAAGCGATTAATCCTAATCTTAGGGTCGTAGGCTTGACTGCCACGCCGTACCGCCTTGGACACGGTTTAATCACCGACAAACCCGCATTGTTTGATGCGCTGATTGAACCGGTCAGCATTGAGGAGTTGGTACATAAAAAATATTTGGCAACCCTGCGTAGCAAATTAACAACAGAACGGCTTGACGTCAGCGGTGTGCATAAGCGTGGTGGCGAGTACATTGACTCGGAGTTGCAAGCCGCGGTCGATAACGCCGACAAGAATATTGCAGTTGTGCGGGAAGTTATCAAGCTTGCGGGCAATCGGCGCGCCTGGCTATTCTTTTGCGCGGGCGTCAAACACGCGCAGCACGTTTGCGTTGAGCTCAACCACCAAGGCGTAACCGCGGCGTGTGTGACCGGCGACACACCGAAAGCCGAGCGCGATCGGATCCTGACAGAGTTTAAAGCGGGGCGTATCCGTGCGCTGACTAACGCCAACGTGCTAACAACTGGATTTGATTATCCCGACATTGATCTGATTGCCATGCTGCGCCCAACCATGTCAGCGTCACTCTATGTGCAGATGGCAGGGCGTGGGATGCGCCCCAAGAGTCACACCGATCATTGCTTGGTGTTGGACTTTGCAGGCGTAGTCGAGATGCACGGGCCAATCACCAACGTGCAGCCACCAAAGAAAGGTGGGTCGGGTGAGGGTGAGGCACCCGTCAAAGTGTGCGACGTGTGTCATGAGATTGTTCACATCTCGGCGCACACCTGCCCCAACTGCGGCACACCATTCCCCCCGGCGCCTGAGAAAAAGTTAGTGTTGCGCCATGACGACATCATGGGGCTTGAGGGTGTGGATATGCCGATCACAGACTGGCATTGGCGCAAGCACGTTAGCCGTGCCTCGGGCAACGAAATGATTGCACTTACTTACTACGGTGGCTTAACTGACCCTCCAATTACAGAATACTTGCCGGTTCTGAATCAAGGCTATGCAGGGCAAAAGGCCATGCAGTTGTTACATGACATAGCATATCTTGCAGACGCTTTCCTAGCGGGCATTAATCAAGCCGCAGAGCCATTGACGTACTTGGTTGTGCAAATGAATGAATCTAAACCCCCCAAAAAAATCTCGTACAAACGTGATGGCAAATTTTATAAGGTGGTGAAGCGACTATGGTGACCGCCGTATCAGAACACATGGAGCAAGCCCGAGTTGTGATGTGGTTTAGGCGCACCTATCCGGATACATTAATCTTTGCAATCCCGAATGGTGGTTTGCGCTCTAAGTCACAGGCCATGAAGTTAAAAGTCGAGGGCGTTGTGCCTGGCATCCCCGATCTTTTCATACCGGCATGGCGCGTATGGGTGGAGATGAAGAAAGCAAAAGGTGGAAAATTGTCAGAAGAACAACAATTAATGATTAAATATTTACAAAGTGTGAATTATTGTGTTATTGTGGGTCATGGTGCAGAAGACGCCATCAATCAACTAACGGAGAAATACCATGAAATTATGCAAAGACTGCAAGCACTTTGACAACAGCAAGCTAGGGTTAGAGTGCAAACGCCCTATGGGTATCAGCCTGGTGACAGGCTTACCTAAATTCCGCAAAACACCTGCTGAACTTGAGCGTACTTTAAACACTACTGGCTGCGGTACTGACGCCAAGTACTTTGAAATCAAAGACGAAGACTACGACATAGTAGACCCGCCAGTTGATCCTGAGTACGACAAATACAAAAAGACCCACGATTGCAAACGCAGCGGCTGCACCGTTTGCGTAGCTTTTGAACATTAAATCAACTGCCCCCTGCGGGGGGCTAGGAGAGCATCATGGCACTACAAGAATGGAGCATGGAGTTACTTTCAGCCGTTTTAGCACTTTTGCGTGACGCTGACCCAAAGTCTGAAGCGGCAATCAAAGCGCGCCAGTTGTTGGCTACCAAAATCACTAGCATCTAAGGATCCGACATGAAACAACAAAACTTGCAAGGCGCCACAGTCTTTGACTGTCGGCTGAAAAACATTCCCTGCCAAATTGCGTATTGGAACCGCGAGCTGTACTCGGTGCTTGACCGCAAAGGCTATCACGCCCCTTGGTTAGAAGCCAAGGTTGAGTCGTGGGAAATTGCAGAACTTATTGTCGAAGATCGGCGTGACCGTAGGGAGATGTGTGATGAATAAAGAACCAAAAGACCACTTTGTAACCATCCGTATGCCAATTGAGTTGTTCAAGGTGGTTAAGGCCCTTGCCGATGGTCAGACGCGCTCGGTGAGCCGTCAGATCATTCACCTGGTTAAGACTGGGTTGGAAGCAAAATGAAACACAAACACGCAGAAATAATTAAAGCTTGGGCTGATGGGGCTGAAATTGAAACCAAATGGAAAAACGCTGATAGCGATTGGTATCCGCAAGAAGATTTTTTATGGTTTATAAGGTCAGAATTTGCGGATAAAGCAGATTTTCGCATCAAGCCTGAGCCTAAGCCTGATGTGGTGAAGTATTTAATCTGTGGTTTGAAGTCGTGGGTAGAGGTTGACGATCAAATCGGGCATGATTGCATCAAAATTGTTATTGATAGCAAGGGCAGACTTAAATCAGCGGAGGTGTTGAAATGACCCCCTACCAAAAAGGTTTTGAAGATTGCAAAAAGCAAGTCAAGGTTGCAATGGTTGCGGCTGTTGAAAATGCCATCCTGATGGAGCGCGAGGCTTGCGCGCGGTTAATAGAAGAATTTGAATCTGAGTCGTTTTACCTTGGTCAATTAAAAAATGCTGCCGCAGCAATCCGCGCAAGGTGGCAGAAATGACAAGAGAAGATACCTTCGACGCCATTGAACGCTTTTGCGCTACACCTAAAACCTCTCGAGCCATTGCCGAACACTTAGGGCTTCACCCATCTTCTGTCTACGGTTATCTAAGCGGCCTACAGCGCCGCAAACGGCTTGAGAAGAAGGGTGATGACAAGCGTAATGGCGTACAAGCAACGTTCGTTACGCTGCGCCCAGCGCCTGTTGTGCTGATAGACAACGCCAATCTTATTATTGCCCACGCCCACAACCCTTTTGGATTACGACCATGACTAAACAAGATTACGTTCACTTGCTCAAAGAGGCTTGCGGTGGCAAATGCAACGCCGAGTACAACCCATGCGCTTACCGCCAGGCTGCTGATTCGTTGGCTGCGTTAAAGCCTGTGGCGTGGTTTTACAACGGTAATTTGCATCAATTTGACCCTACTGGCTGGGCAATTGATGCGCCAACCATACGACCACTTTATGAATTGGATCAGGTGACGAAATGAGCCGTGAAGCAATGCAAAAAGCGTTTCAAATTATTGGGATGTTAAAGCCTGACAATTTTGTGCATAGACAATTGCAAGGCGAGGCGTGGGATTCGTTACGCCAAGCATTAGAGAATCCTGAACCACAAGTATGTTGCGGCGATTACGAAAAATGTTGGAAGGCTTGTACACCAAGAGGTCGCTGGTTGGCAGAGCAAGAAATAGTCAAGTCTGAGTCACACATTGTTAAATGGTCAATACCCGTTGACCCAAATAATTTTGGCGAACCACTCGCACAGTTTGAGCAAGAGCCTGTTGCGTGGATGGTTAGAGATCAAGTGGATGGATGTCGGTATCCGTCAGCTTTAAAAAATCCTGCTGGTTCGATAAACGGTGAATCAAAACCACTCTACACCGCAGCACCACGCAAGCCGTGGGTCGGGCTAACTAACGATGAAATAAACGATTTTTCGGCGGGATGCCATCTTGGTAAATCTGTGCAAAGTGCTATCTGTCAAGCAGCAGCCAAACTCAAGGAAAAAAACACATGACCGAGAGCCAGGTATACAAACAGATCATTGAGAACCTTGCACAGATCGACGATGACATTGCTAGACTTAAACATCAACACCTTATGCTACGGGTTGATATTCAAATTCTATTGGAGAAACGAAATGGTATACGACATAATAATGTGGTTCTACGCGTCGATGGCGCTGATGGTAGCGGCGCTTCTGTGGCTGTTTAACACACGCGAGAAACCCCCGCCACCATTTCCCCGCGAGTTAATTTGCGACGGGTGCGGTCAAGTCTGTAGTGATCTTTTAGGAGGGTACTGTGAATACTGCGTCAAAAAACTGGCCCAATAATGTTGACCGAAGCGGGGCGAACTGGACGGGGCGAGTCGAGCGCAGACTTAAAGACTGCTACTCGCCCCCGTACATCCCTCTGTGGCGTCGTGTGCTTATGCGAGCATTGAATTGGCTTTGACTTTAACGTCAGCCACACGGTTTAGCCAGCCTTTGCCAAAAGTTGCAAAGGTGCCAAGGGAGCGGTAGAAGTCTTCCTTGGCTTGGCTAAACTTCTCAATCAGTTCAACAGGGTCGATGGCTTGCACAGCGGCAAGCGTCAGGGGGCCAAACCCACCGTCGGGTGTCACACCCACGGCAGATTGCAATAGCTTGATTGCGCGCCCTGGCCCTGCGTTTACCGCAAAATCAAACATAAGGTAGTCAAGCCCGACAGGCAGATCATCAGCGCGCACGGCATCCCAATACTTCTTTTTGTACAGAGGCTCAACTTTTTCCGGTGTTAGCCCACGCATTTCAGCTTCATCGGACTCACGGCCTACCCAGTTTTCCCAAGTTGCTTTGGTCACGCCAAGGTTAGTCATGCCGCCAGGGTCTGCGGGATTATTAACGTAACCACCTTCTGACTTGAGCATCAGCTCGAACGATTTTTGCCAATTACTAATCATTTACTCATCTCCGTGCTTGCTAAGTTAATGCGAGTCTTCGCTTGTGAAATGTCTTTGGGCGGTATCTTAAAACCCACCGCTATGTAGCCTACAAACCTGCCTTGTTCGGGCGGCACGGAACCACGGCACATATACGTCACGCCATGCTTGACAGCGTACTCACCGAGCTTTGAGCTTGGCACAAACGGATCGCAAGCTACTTCGCCTTGAAACATTGTGATGACTGCACGGTTGCGTTCAGGCGAACTGGTAAACAAGGCGTTGATTACGCCTTCAAGCGATTTTTCACGACCCTGATTGCTCATTGCCAAGATGGTTGTGCGGCTATTTGACTGAAGATTGACAGAGTTAACAACCACCACGTCTGCGCTCAGATCGTAAATTAAAGACTTGGCAATAGCTTCAACCAACAACGGTTCTTTTAACTCTGTTTTTTTGCTACTAATTGCACCCAGAATGACTTGCCGTGAATCCCAAGCAAAGTAACCAGCAAACGCAACAAATGCAATTAGCACCACCGAGATTAGCTTAAACGGGCTGTCCACCCACTTGATAAGATCAATGACTTTATCGGTAAAGTCTGGGCTTTTGACGGGCGCAGGCTTTGCAACCCGTTTTACTGGCGCTCGTTTAACCGCAGGCTTTTTAGCCGTTACCATTACTTGTCGCTCTTTTCGAACGTTTTGCTTTTCATGTCGATGATCTTCTCAAGCGTTCTGCCACCAAAGTAGAAGCTCATAATTAACATTCCCCATTGCCCAAGCAACTCAACATACTTCTCGTTTGTATCAAGATCAAACGCTGACATCATGGCAAAGATAAAATAGCCTATTAGGATCGCTATAAGGGTCATAGGGCGAATGTTTTTGGAGAGCCATGAGTCAGACCTCATGTCGTTCTCTTGACGCTTGGTGAGCTCGCGTTGCTCTTGCATATCAGCTTGCATCTTGGCGAGTTCGCCATTCTGCTGCATCTGCATTAACTCTAACTGCGCTTTGGCTTTTTGTTCAGGATCGGGAAAAAACTTGTCCAGCACCTTCATGCCAATGCCAAGAATATCCATGAGTGGAAACATTATTTGTCTGCCTTGGCTTCAAGTTTATCAAACAAGCGGTCGAGCAGCATCTCAACGCGGTCAAAGCGTTTGTCCATCTCGGACTTAATTGTGTCGATCTCGGATTTCTTGACGTACGCGTCGCTGACGTGCAGTTTCAAGTCAGAGATGTCAGTCTTGAGTTCTTTAACCGAATCCCATAACTGACGACAAAACCACCCGCCGATAGCAAGTAAACCACCGGCGCCTACGTTGATGAAGTTTTGCCAATCCATTAGTCTTCCCTCAATGCATTACGGTTGGCGCGGTTGGTGATCATGTTGTTCTGAATCGCGGTGCGCGTCTTGGGGCCTTGTTGCTTGCGTGATGCGTCAGCGCGAGGCGCCCGTAGATTTTCCTCCATCATCTCAGCAACATCAAGCATTTTCTCGCGTGAGGCTTGAGCGGCGCGAATATCGGCGTCGGTCTTTGCACGTTTGGCAATCTCTTCAAACGCCCGTGCTTGCTCTCGCGCTTTGACAACCGCACCATCGACCCACTTACGGTCCATCATGCGTTCGGCGATAGCCTTGTCGCCCAAGGCTCTAAAGCCTGGGTCAATCTCGGCAATGTCAAACTTGGTCCTTTCCCACGCAATCTTTTCAGCGGCGGTCAAGTTAAAGGTTTGCTTGGACGTTACTTTGTCAACAGCGGTTTTAAGCGATGACATATAGTTTTGGAAGGTTTCGGGCGTAGCACCGCGAATGCCTTGACTTGCTGGCGTCAGTTTGCCGCTTACAGGGTCCAAGTCAAGAATCGTACCGCCGCGCGTAGGCGCGCGGGCGCTAGCTTCAGCAGCCAACCCTTGGGCTTCAGCCGTTTGAGCCATACGCGCGCGCCTTGCGTCTTCTGCACGCAGTCTAGCCGTAACTTCAGGCGCCTGATCTAAACCAAGACGCAAAGCGTTGACCGGTGCGGGCGCCTGACCTTGTGCCATTGGCTGACGCGCGTCAGGCCTGTTGGGATCAAAAGGCATCCGCACGGTTTCGCCGGAGGGGAATACAAAGTTTGGACCGTTGCGCGGATCAAACGGCACAATGTTGGATTGACCAGGCTCGACAGGGCGCAAGTTATTGACCGGTGGCCGGTAATCCGTAGGGATGGCCCGCGAGGCTTGGTAGCTTGGTGACGTCATGCGTTTGGCTGAAATACGCCCCGCAATGTCGCTACCTAGCGCGCCTATGCCCATACCGGCAGCAGCGCCTACAGGCCCCGCCAAGCCGCCCACAACACTACCTACCAAGCCGCCTACTGTGGCGCGTGACATACGCGGTAGGATGGTTTTGTTGGTTGCGCCTAACCGACTGACTTCAGGATAATTTGCTGCAATTGCAGCAAGGTCGCCCACCACACCTGACATGGGTTTGCCCTCGGCGGCCATCTTGCCAAGTACTGACGGGTCAACCTTACCTGTCGCAAAGTTGGTCGCCGACTCTAGGTCATAGATTTGCGCCATGCGCGTACGCGCGCGGTTAAAATCACTGCGCGCTTTAGGTGATTCAAGACTAGCCGTGATGGCGTCTTCAAGCGCGGTGGCCGCACCCATCTTAGCGTTGGCGTTGGCGCGCTGCTCGGGCGTAATTGGATTACCCGCTTTCTCAGCGTGATAGATAGCTTGCGCGTCTTGGCGCAAACTGCGGATGCTATCTAACAGTTTTGTGCCATTGCCACCTTGTGCCAAATCAGTTTTTAATTTGTCCACAAACGCGTTGGATTTGGCAGCTTGACCGGTGTCGCCGTACAACGGCTCGACATACAGCCGGTCAAGCGATTGTAAAGTTGTTTCGGGGATGACTACCGACGGGATGTTACGCACGGCCTCATAGGGCCCCGCTACTTCGGGCGCTGCGCGAGCTTTATCAAACGCTTTCTTATCTAGTACGCTGTTCTGCCCAAGCCCTAGGTCGTCTTTTACAATCGCGGCCCATTTAGGTTCATTGAACACAGCTAGTTTGGTATCTAAACCTGTTTCGCCAACAATGGCCGACTTTAAACGATTGCCCGCCGTAGGGTTTGACAGCGCAGGGTCGAGCGCAATACCGTACTTTTGGGCTAATTGAGCAGCCTCAATCTGAGGCGCGCGTTCCCAACTTTGCGCAATTTTCTTTTCTGTCGATCGTTCAATGGCGGCTTTGATCGGCGGGATGTCTTTAATTGCACCTTTAACTACCGCCGCGCCTTCTTGGACGTAAGGCGTAGCCATCTTGACGCCTTTAGGCGCGCCAACCATAAGCGTTTGCGCCATGTTGACAACGTCAGGCGCAGGGATACCTGTCCTTTCAGACACCCAATCAGCGCCCTTGTTAATGTTTTCGCTGATAAACTGCATGACTTGATTACTGGCCTCGCCTTTGTATTCGGGCGTTTCAGTAACACCAAAGGCTTTACCAAAAGGCTGGTCAAGGGCGCCGGTGATTTTGCCGGTAATCTCTTCAGCGCGTTTGGCGGGCATATTAACGCCAGGCAACACGTTTGCCGCGCGGATAAACGGGTAGGCTACTTGACCGGCGACAAAAGGAATAACGCTGCCCACGGTCGTATCAAGCGCGGATGCTGTAGCGCGGCCAAATTGCGTAGCCATGCTAGGCTCTTCTCGCCGAGGCGCGGGCATACCATTGCTAGGCGTTAACCCAATCTTGGTGTAAAAATCCGTTTTTGGCATATCTGCATAGAATTTGCTATGCAATGCGTCGGCTAGCGCCGCGTCCGGCATATCTGCATATTGCGGATACTTTTCGCGAACTTCAGCAATTGTTGCCATTATCTAATTCCCAATGGGTCTTCCGGTGCGCCCGCAGGGGGCGCTGTGCCTGATCGTTGCATACGGGCTCGAGCGTTCTCTACACCACGTTTTAGCACACCTTGGTATTCGCGCGCGGCGGTTATATATTCCTCTTTAGATTGTGCCAAATCCATACGGGTGCGCGCGGCCGTAGCTTTATCACCTTCTTTCTCGGTGATAGCGCCGCCGCCTTTAAGGGCTTCAAACGCATCTAAGAAAGCTTGTGACAAAACTTCTTTATGCCTAATTTCAAAGTTTTTACCTTCGGTGCCGGAGAAGAATCGCATAACGCCGCCGCCTAAACCGGTAGCTTTGCTTAACCCTGGGTGAGGCTGGCCTTTTGCACCTTCTAACGGATTGCCTCTTGCGTCTACGCCGCCAATCATCTCATCAATTTTACGAATAGCGTCGTTGTTCATTGCAATTGCTTCAGGTACTTTTTGTATTGCGGCTTGTTCTTTTTCAACCGCAGCGCTAGGTTTACCAGCTTTAGGCACCACGCGTATGGTTTCGCCGCGTTCATTAAATTGCGTAACATCGCCAGCAGCGTTAACGGTTTCTTTCGCTACTTTTTGTGGGTTAAACGTAGTTAAAGGTTGCCGCGCAGGCGTTGCCGTTGCCGGTGGCTGTACCAAAGCGTTAGTTACAGGCGCCGCGCCCGCAGCAGGCTGAGGCGCTAAAGCGTTTATTGGCGCCGCTCCACCACCTGTTGGCTCGGGTATGGTAGTGATAGGACCAACAGTAACCGTACCGCTTGGTTCAGGTTCAGGTTCAGGCATCATCGCATCTTTTATTTCGCCGGTGCGGTTATTTACCAACACTACACGATCCCCAATAATACCTTTAGTCCAAGTACCACTTTGTTCCATTTTTAAACGTTGTCGTGCAGTTTCAGCTTGCTGAAAGCCAGGTGCAGCGCTAATACCCGCCGCTTGGATACGCGTTTTTGCCGCTAATTCTGCATCAGCAGAAGTAAATATTTGATCAGCTTTTAACGACGAACGTTTTAACCAAGTTTCAAGTCCAGCAGGATCATTTGGGATTGCGGCTAACGCTTGATCCATTGGCGCAATAGATTCAACGTAAGGGCGTGTAAGCGGATTTTTATAAAACGAAGTTAGCCAGTTGGCTGCGTCTTGCGGCGTTCTAATCATCCCCGCTTGATTTTTCATCATAGCCAAAGATTTTTCAGCCGTGTTTATGTCACGGGCGCTAATCTCACTTTGCTGTCCAATAAGTTTCATGCCCGCCGCGGGCGCGCGCGACATCAATTGACGCTTGCCCTCGGCGGTAGACAAATCTCCACCTTGAGCGTAAAAATCACGCAACGCATTTTCGCTTTCATAACCCTGTTGCATTTGCCGCAACTGCATCATCTGCCCCATTTGGGCAAGCATATTGGGTTGCTCAATAGGTTTTACGCCTAGCGCAATGTTGGTGTCGAGTGCCATTATTTAATCCTTAGCCAATCACATGAAACGGGTGTCTTGTGGCAAATCACCATAACCGGTTAACGGTGTTGATGCGGGAGTTCTTCTATTCAGCAAACTATTAACGTAGTAAGTGTTGGCAAGATTGCTGATGCCGCCTAACCCTTGGTTAAACGCATTGGCCCCGCCGACAATACCTGACGCCGTAGCGTTAGCACCGCCGGTCAACGCGTTGGTGGCGTTCGTACCGTAGGCGCCTAACACACCGGTTGTGCCTTGACCGTAGTTGCCATACGCCGTGTTCAAAGCGTTACCGGCGTTGCCGTAGATGCCTGATGCGCCTTGACCAAATTGCCCAATAGCTTGGCCACCGGCGCTGCCGTAGTTGGCGCTTGCTTGACCTTGCATCGCCGCAGCACTTTGACCGGCTGCTGCGCCCATTTGGAAGGGCTGAAGGGTATTGCCGCGGATGGTTTGAAATCGGTTAAACGCATTTTGGTATTCTTGCGACGCCATGTCCTGACCAAACGCTTGTGAGGCTTTGAGAGCATTTCCTGAAATCAAACCGCCACGCGCAGCGGCTTGGCGATCAACGGCTTTTAAGCCCTCGGACATACGGAAACCGTAGCCTGGGTCTTGGTTAGCCGCAAAATTGGCGGGCGTAAAATCAGCCGTAGCAAAACGACCGTAGTTTGCTGCGCCTGTGTTGCCACCGATACCCAACAACGTATTGAGTTGGTTAAGGTTAGCAACGCCTGACTCGCGATAAGGCGCAAAGTCTGCGCGCTGTTGTTCGTATACTTGTTTTTGAAAAGCTAACTGTTGGTCAAGCGAGTCACGTTGGGCAAGCAGTTGCTTGTCAACGGTTGCGCCCGAGGCTGCAATCTGCCGGTCAAGCGCTTCTTTTTGCGCGGCAAGCTGTTGCTGCGAAATTTGATACGACAGTTGACCGGACTCTCTTGCAGCGTCGGCTTGCGTTTTTGCAGCCGATTTTGCCGCGCTTGCGCTGTTTGCCGCACCGAGCAAGCCCGCGCCCGCACTAATTACCGACCCAACGATAACTCCAGCCATGTTAATTCTCCGTTAAGACTAGCCTAGCATTATTGTTTGCCAACGCCAATCTTTTATCTAACAAACCACATTCAGGAATGACATAAAGTAGTTCTTCTATTTCGTCTATGTCGGTGCAGCCACTAGGGTTGTCGTAAATATCAACCCATATAAGTTCTTCATCGCCCACCAATCCAACACGCCGTGTTCCCGCTGGCGCATCTAACTCTAGCGGTGCGGTCAAGGTGTGGATGTCATCGCCTAAGTTGACTGAAATTGTACCTTTTTCAAGTCTAACTTTATAGGGTGATTTATGCGCCGCGCCCACGATAACCGTGTTGGGCGGCACAATCATCGTGCGGATGTATTGCCCGTCTTTAAAAACGTGAGTTGTAACAATGTCAGCCTGTGGCATTTTCAAAAGTTCGTCTTGCAGCACGTCAATCTTCTGCTGCAAGGTTGGCTTTAAAAAGTCAAGGTCAAAGGTCACTTTCATGCTTCTACCCACAACCATGTCTGCGTATTCAACACCCAACCGGCACCAGGGTCAGGGGCGTAAAACACACCCACTACACCGCTTTGCACAACGGTTGTGTCTAGCGTATACCCAATCCCCGCGTAATTGGCTCTGAGCGCCTTTGATTGGTCAGGGTCAGGTACGTCGGTGTCGGGTATGTAATAGATGTTGCCACGGGTGTTATACGACGTTTCCCACCAATCGGTTGGGTCGCCTACAAGACCGGTGTCAATAAACGCTTGGTCTGCGCGAATAACGTCTTCAACCAAACCTTTGCCGTCTGTAAACGCGGTGACCTTTGCAAAATAACTCATGTTTGCAAACTCGCTGAAGTGTTAAAGACGTGGATTGAATAGCCGCCAACAAGCGAGTAAGTGCCACCGGTCATGCGTTGGGGGCCAAGGTAGCGAATAGCAA